TATTCTTGCGTGTCGTCAGAGTGGTAAGTCTGTGACAAGTGTTGCCTGGTTGTTACACTATGCAATATTCAATCCTGACAAAAAAATTGGCATACTTGCAAACAAAGGAGCGACTGCTCGTGAGATGCTGTCTCGAATAACATTGATGCTTGAAAATTTACCATTTTTCTTGCAGCCAGGCTGTAAAATACTAAACAAAGGTAATATAAAATTTAGCAACAACTCTGAAATTATTGCTGCCGCAACAAGTGGTTCAAGTATTCGGGGATTGTCAATGAATGTTATTTTCCTTGATGAGTTTGCATTTGTTCATGGAGCAAACGAATTTTACACCAGTACCTACCCAGTTATTTCATCTGGTAAGGACACAAAGGTTATTATTACAAGCACACCTAATGGAATTGGCAATATGTTTTATAAACTATGGGAAGGTGCAATACAGAGTGCAAATGAATTTAAGCCGTTTACAATTAAGTGGAATGATGTTCCCGGCCGGGATGAAGAATGGAAACGTCAAACTATAGCAAACAGCAGTGAACTTCAATTTCGTCAGGAATTTTCATGCGATTTCATTGGCAGTTCGCAAACGCTCATAAGTTCTGATGTGTTGTTGGGTCTACAAGCTCGATCTCCATTAAAGACTCAATATGGCATTCAATATTATGTCGAACCTATTGAAGGTCATGACTATATTATGACTGTAGACGTTAGCAAAGGAAGAGGACAAGATTATAGCACATTTACAATATTCGATATAACTGGAGAAGGTCAGTCATTTGTTCAAGTTTGTACCTATAGAGACAATCTCGTGTCTCCGCTTATGTTTCCAGAATTTATTGTTCGTGCTGCAAAAATCTATAATGGAGCTCTTGTAATTATCGAAAATAATGATGCAGGACAAGTTGTATGTAATGCAATCTATTATGATTATGAATATGACAATACTTTTGTGCAAAGCGCAGTAAAAAGTAGTGGCATTGGTGTGACTATGACAAAACGCGTAAAACGTATTGGGTGTAGCAACTTGAAAGACCTACTTGAGAGTGGTAAATTACAGTTATGCGACGCAGACACAATAGTTGAACTCAGCAGTTTTGAGCCAAAGGGAGACAGTTATGCCGCTCGTGGAAACACACACGACGACATGGTTATGAATCTTGTGCTATTTGCATGGTTTGTAAGTACTGATGCGTTTGGTGGACTGAGTAACATTGAATTAAAATCTTTACTCTATAGTGAAAAAATACGAGAAATGGAAGAAGACCTGCCACCGTTTGGTATATTTGATACTCCGCAAACATCACAAACTCCAAGTATGATTGACTATGAACGCCAGGTGTCGTCACTTCAGGAGTGGAATGCGCTGTAAAAGTGACTTTTTATAAATATCGATAGATTGAATTTTTCTTATTATGCTCTCTTAAACTTATAATTAACAACTGAAAGAAAAAAATATATGGCATTCTTAATATCACCTGGAGTCGAGGTAAATGAAATCGACCGCACAGACGTAATCCCAGCTCTTTCTACTTCTATTGGTGGATATGCCGGTGATTTTAATTGGGGACCTTATGGTCAAATCGTTTCTGTAGGCACTGAAAAAGAACTTGGTTCTATATTCGGTACCCCATCAAGAAACACATCAATTGCAAGTTCATTTTTAACTGCAGCAAGCTTTCTTAAATACGGCCAAGGTTTACGCGTTGTACGTACTTTAAACACTGGTGCAAATACTGCCCGTGCTATTACTGGTACAATTGGTTCTGAAACTATATTTAATGTTAAAGACTATGAACAATTCGAGTCTTTAACTGATTTACCAAGTACAATCTTTGCACGTTATCCTGGAGAATTGGGTAATAGCATAGAGGTTAAAATTGCATATTCGGATTTATTAGAAAGTACATACGAAACAAACTTTGGTAAACACTTTAATTCAAAACCAAATCAAACACTCTATGCTGAGCAAATTGGTTCTAGCGCAAATGATGAAATACACATCTTAATTACTGACGTAGATGGTAGAATTTCTGGAACACGCGGAACAATATTAGAAAAGTACGAAGGTCTATCATTAGCGCGCGACGCTAAATCAGAAGACGGTTCGTCACTGTGGTATGGAGATGTGGTAAATAGAGGTTCTAGTTATATCTACATCAGCAGTTTAGATTTTGTTTTTAATAATGCTGACGTTATTCTAATTGAAAATCCATCTGTTATTATATCACGCAACGCGAATGCAAATATAACAGAAGCAAGTGCAGATTTTGTTGGTTTTGTCAAAGTTGCGAATACTGGTACAATAAATGGTGAAACTGGTAATACTGTTAATTCTGGTACAACTACACTTGTAAAAAATATTGCGATTGGTATTAAATTTAAAGATCCATTATACACAAATCTGTCAGGTAATAATTGCAGACTAATCTTGAATTCAAGTGCGACTCCAATTAGTGATGGATCACCGACAGTTGCATTTGATGTAAAAAATAGTAGTACAACAGCATTTGATATGGATGTAACCGTTACATATGACGCTACACACACCATATCAGATATTATACACGCATTAAATACATCAGTTGATAATGAGTATGCTGTAAATCCTACAATTGATAATCGTGCATATCAATTTACAGCATATATCGACGAACTTTATAAAATTACTACAAGCGATACTGCAGACGGAGATGCAAACAGTACCACTACAACAGTTCGTACACCAAACAATGTAATTATAGACATTGCACTCCCAGCAAATATTAATGCTAAAATAATAAGTAATTTGCTTCCGCAATATAACTACGTTAATAATGTTTTAATAACTGCAGTTAATATTTTCCAATTTTCTGGTGCTATTATAGGCAATGGTACTATTGACGGCTTGGTTCGTACAATGTATGGTGGCAAAGATAGAGCAACAGGCACAGTTAATACACTTGCGACAGACGTTGTAGCTGCTCTTGACATAATCGAATATGTTGATAGAGATCTATTAGATATAAACTATCTTTTTGCTCAGTCAATTGATGGCGACTCTTCAGTGGATACTAAAGTTAGAGACATAGTTGAATCACGTCGTGATATGATTGGTTTCTTATCTGCACCAGTGAGCATTGCAACATTAAGCACAAACGATGCTAAAAAAACTGCAGTATTAAATAAATTCAAAGACATTGGATCAAGTAGTTTCCTTGTATTTGACAGCACTCCAGTGTATGTCTACAACAAATACCAAGATAACTATATTTGGATACCTGCATGTGGTCACATGGCTGGTCTTTGCGCAAATACTGATCTTATTGCTGAGCCATGGTTTTCACCAGCTGGCTTTAATCGTGGACAACTTCGTGGAGTCACTAAACTTGCATTAAACCCTACTCAGTTGGAGCGAGATGATCTTTATAAAGAAAGAATTAATCCTATCGTTTCATTCCCTGGCCAAGGTATTGTCCTATTTGGTGATAAGACTGCGCTTAAAAAAGCTTCTGCCTTTGATCGCATCAATGTGCGTCGCCTATTTAATATAGTCGAAAGATCAATCAAACAGTATGCAAAAAGCCAACTCTTTGAAATTAACGACGAGTTTACGCGAAGTGCATTTATTGCTTCAGTAGAACCATTTTTAAGAAACATACGCGGTCGTCGTGGAATTACAGACTATCGTATTGTTTGTGACGCAACAAATAACACTGCGGCAGTAATTGATGGCAATCAATTTGTTGGAGATATTTACATTAAACCCGTAAAATCTATTAATTATATTTCACTAAACTTTATTGCTACTCGTAGTGGTGTATCATTTAATGAAATTGCAGGTTAATTAAACATTATAAATACTTAAAATTAAAAAAATATGAGACAAAGTATATCAGATTTTAAATCTAAATTTAGCGGTGGCGCTCGTCCAAACTTATTCGAAGTCAAATTATTTTGGCCTGATACAGTAAGAGCAGCAACTGGCACGGATGCTCTTACAGATACGTTAATGATAAAGGCAGCAAGTTTGCCACCAAGTATCATTAATACTATTGAAGTGCCGTTTAGAGGTCGTAAGTTAAAGGTTGCAGGTGATCGTACATTCGAATCATGGACAATTACTGTTATAAATGATACAAACATGGTTCTTAGAAATAAATTTGAATTATGGATGGATTTAGTTTCTAGGAATTCTGTTAATTTAAAAGATCTGTCAGGTCTTAGTTATATGCAAGACTTGTATGTGACTCAATTAGACAGTGAACAAGAAGCTATTAAAGAGTATCAGATTCATGATGCCTTTCCTGTAAACATTTCTGCCATTGATCTCAATTATGAAACTAATGACACAGTTGAAGAATTTACTGTCGAGTTTAGTTATCAATATTGGACATCACGCCAAGCCGGCGTAGAAGATTATACAGGAACTCGATAATTGATATATCTTTATTAAAATAGAGATATAAATAATATATTATGAAGCTATTCGGCTATGAAATATCCAAGGTAATCAATAAAAAAGATACCTCTGACTTTAATAAAGTACCGTCATTTTCCGCCCCAGTGGAAAATGACGGTACTTCTGTCGTAACATCTTCGGCTACTGCCGGTTATTATGGACAGGTACTTGACATTGATGGCACTGCGCTGACAAACGAAAAAGATTTAATCTTAAAATGTCGTGCAGCAGCTACTCAACCAGAGTGTGACTCTGCAATATCTGACATTATAAATGCATCTATTGTTTCTGACTCTGACGGCTCTCCAATCAATCTTGTACTTGATAAACTAGAGCAACCAGAAAGTATAAAGAAAAAAATACTTGAAGAGTTTGACACAATAACAAGGTTGTTGTCATTTAATTATAACGGTCAGGATATTTTTAGAAAGTGGTATATTGACGGCAAGTTATATTACCACATGATGATTGACCCAAAAAAGCCAAAAGAAGGCATAAAGGAGTTGAGAGCAATTGATCCACTAAAGATCAAAAAGGTTAAAGAAATAACAAATAAGATAGATAAGAATACTGGAGTAAAAACTTCAGATGTCACAGCAGAATACTTCTTGTATTCAGATGACTTTAATAGCAACAGCGGTTTTAAGATTGACCCTAATAGTATAGTCTATGCGCCGTCTGGACTACTTGATGAAAGCAATAAGTTTGCAGTTTCTTATTTACACAAGAGTGTAAAATTGGTAAACCAGTTGCGTATGATGGAAGATGCCCTCGTAATCTATCGTATATCTCGTGCACCAGAACGTCGTATCTTCTATATCGATATTGGTAACTTGCCAAAAGGTAAGGCTGAAGAGTATGTTCAAGGCATTATGGCAAAGTATCGTAACAAACTTGTTTATGATGCAAATACTGGCGAGATTCGTGATGATCGCAAGAGTATGAGTATGCTTGAAGATTTTTGGTTGCCTCGTCGTGAAGGTGGTCGTGGTACAGAAATTACTACACTCCCAGGTGGCGATAACCTCAGCCAAATTGAAGACGTAATTTTCTTCCAGAAAAAACTGTATCGTTCATTAAATGTGCCAGTTAATCGACTTGAAAGTGAAACCGGTTTTAATATTGGTAGGGCGAGTGAGATATCACGTGAAGAGGTCAAGTTCCAAAAGTTCATCAACCGGTTACGTAAAAAGTTTTCAATGCTCTTTATTGAAGCACTGCGGGTACAACTATTATTAAAAGGAGTGTGTACAGCAGACGACTGGGAAACCATGCGCGAAGGCATTTCGGTTGACTATATTGAAGACAACTATTTCTCAGAGCTTAAAGACTTTGAGATTATGAAAGAACGCATAGGCATGCTTGATACCATAAGTTCCCATATCGGCAAATATTATAGCGACAAATGGGTGCGCAGCAATATACTTAATCAATCTGAAGCTGATATTGAGCGCATGGATGCTGAGATCTCTGAAGAAAAACCTGCTGAAGAGACTCCACCAGAGGAGTTTAGCGGAGATGAAGAGTCAGTAAATTTTGAAAGCACCTCAGGCGACACATATATAGATAATAGTCATAAAGAAGAAATTCATGAAGCTCAGTTAAAAATGATTGAGAGTATGACTAAAATTCTAGAAGAATAGCTCTATGCCAGATTTTGATGATGTTAACCACAATCTACTCTCAGTCGCTCTATACAAAAAACTTCAAAAGCAATTAGAACCAATTGTAGAAAAGATCGACGCGCTTGAGAGTGCGTCCTCTTTGGTTGAAGCGGTCGCTGGTCCTAAAGGCGAACGAGGAGCAAGAGGAGAGACAGGCAGTCGTGGCGAGATTGGACCACAAGGTTTGCGTGGTGAAGTTGGTCCTCGCGGTGATAAAGGTGACAAGGGAGAACGAGGCGATGTTGGATCACAAGGACCAGTTGGTGAACGCGGTGAAATTGGACCAATAGGACCTGTAGGCGAAGTTGGACCTATTGGTGAGAAAGGAGATGTCGGAGAACGTGGTGAGCAAGGCATTCAAGGTATAGTTGGACCACAAGGACCAGTTGGTGAAAAGGGTGAACGCGGCGAAATCGGTGAACGCGGCGAAATCGGTGAACGCGGCGAAATCGGGCCTCAAGGTGAAAAGGGTGACAGAGGAGACCGAGGAGAAGTCGGACCAATGGGTTCGCAAGGTGAACGTGGTGAACGTGGACTACAAGGACCTGTAGGCGAGAAAGGCGAAAAGGGAGATGTTGGAGAACGTGGTGAAAAGGGAGATGTTGGAGAACGCGGTGAGAAGGGAGAGCAAGGTGACCGAGGAGAAGTCGGACCTCAGGGTGAACGTGGTGAAACTGGCCCAGTTGGACCGATGGGACCAGAAGGCCTAGCAGGAAAAGATGCAATATTACCTGACATTGATGCAATCATTGATCCTTTTATAGAACGAGTACAAACTAATGTCGATAGTTATATTGACAAGTCAGAAAAGACTTTTAAAGGTTGGCAGAGCATGGTCAACACACAACTCTCCACAATTGGTGGAGGGGGTGAAGTATGGTTGGGCCGATTAAATGATGTCGATCGTACAAGCGCAAAGGTTGATGGTGCATATCTTAAGTATGACGCTGCAACTAAAAAATGGATTGGAGCGACTGGAGGTGGAGGTGGAACTGGTGAAGATGGAGCGAGTGCATATGAAGTTGCAGTGGCTAATGGGTTCATTGGAACCGAAGCACAATGGTTAGCAAGTTTAGTTGGACCACAGGGGGAGAAGGGAGACGCTGGCGAGCAAGGACTTCAAGGCACTCAAGGAGAAGTTGGGCCGGCTAATGTTCTTTCTATTGGCACAGTTGGTTCAGGTATAACTCCAGAAGTTACTATTACTGGTACGAGTCCAAATCAAACTCTTAATTTTGTACTTCAAAAAGGGGACAAAGGGGACACCGGAGAGCCTGGCCCACAAGGACCAACTGGTCTATCATCTTCATCTTTTCCTTATTTTGCTAAAACTACATCAACTAGTGGGGATCCGTTGTCAACATTTGTCACTTGGGACACTGCTACACAAATAGCCGCCACTACAATCAATGTCAGTCATATCGGCAGTGATAATAATGACTATGATGTATTTCTTGCTTTACTTAAGACAAATGACTATATAATAGTTCAGTCAAGTTCAAATTCTGATGTTTATCAAAAGTTTTTGATCTCTGGCACTCCAACTATTATACCAAATGACTATGTAGAGATTCCAGTGACTATCGATTCTTATGGCAGCAGTCTAACTAACTTCTCAAACAATGATCCGATTCTCGTCATTATTCAATCAATTGGACCGGAGGGCCCTGCAGGACCGGCAAATACACTATCAATTGGTACTGTAACTGTCGGTGATATTGGTGTAGCCTCTGCCACAATTACTGGGTCTGCACCCAATCAGACATTAGATTTTGTTATTCCTACTGGAGCGGTTGGTCCGTCAATTGAGTCTCTTATTATTACCGAGACAACAACTGCTCGTACGCTTGCGCTGACTGATACTAATCAATACATTCGGTGTACTCATGTTTCACAAACATCTATTACAGTTCCTCCAGAATCTGCTATCGCATGGACAGCTGGAGCAGTAGTTTATTTTCGTCGTGCTACTACAGCTGGAGCTATTAACCTTGTTGCTGGAGTTGGAGTCACTATCAATGGAGGTTCTCTTGCACCGACTATTCTCGCAGACCAAAACTTTGCGATTAAAAAGGTAGACACAAATGTTTGGGACTTGATATAAACAATTTGCAGCATGGACCTGAAGAATATTATAATGCAACAACACCGGCGTTCTTATGGACCGTCACTTGATATTGCTTTTTCTACAGACAAATCAAATGAGAGTAGAACGGGCCCAAATCCAGTTCATAGTCGTGCAAGTTCAGGTACATTTGTAAATCAAAATGGACGCATCGTTGGCAAGACGAGCAGTAGCACATCACTCAATCCTGCTAGGGTTCCAGTTGGTGGTGTTGCTGTGTTTGAGGTTCCATCTGGCAGCGTAATCGGTTGGCTCAACAACTCAGTTGTTGTTGTGATGGAAGATACTGACGGCGACGACCAAATCGGCGCACAGCGACATGTCACTGGCACATTGCTTCATAAGACTGATACCGCGATCACACTACTCGTGACTAGCAAATTTGGTATTACAACACTTTCGAGTTGGTCTGTCTCTTATCGCGGACTTCGCATTGATCACGATCCAGTTACAGGTTTATGCCTAGGCACATTGATCGAGATCAGTAAAACGAACATAGTAGAAATGTCAGAAAGTTTTGACAATACATCTGTTTGGACTCAGGTAAGACTCGTATCACAACCGGTAGCAAATACTGACATTGCACCAGATGGATCACTCACTGCTGAAAAATTTATTCCGTCAAACATACTTGATAATCATCGAATTGATGACCCTACAATTGGAATAGTTTCAGGTTCAAGCTATACAGTTTCAGCTTTTGTAAAAGCTGCTGGTTATACTGGTTTTGGAATACATGTAGGATCTTCGCCAATTCCTTCTGCCACATTTAGTTTAACTGGATCCGGATCTGTCACAAGCACAACAACAGGATGGACCGCTCGCATATATCCATATAGAGATGGATGGTATCGTTGTTGTGCTACATTTACTGCTACAACTGCAAATAGACTTTATCTATTTGTTGGTCAAACTGGAACAATGTTTACCTATGCTGGAGATACTACAAGTGGTATCGCTGTTTGGGGTGCACAATGTGAATTAGGTCGTGAAAGCAGTTATATACCAAATTATAGACTTGGGAGTGTCGTGCGGGCACAGGACTTGTACACAATTACGGGTGCAAACTTTGCAAATATGTACAACCAAAACAAAGGCACGATTGTATGTTCTCATAGGATTACCGCAATCCAATCCAGCCATGGGGTTTACGGCATTACAGCTCCAGCTAGACCGGATGCTGGTATTACTATGGTTATGGCGAACGCGACAACTCCACAGATTCAAGTCAGCAGTTCACCACCAAACTATAACTTGCAGGCCTCGTTTACTTCAACTGTTGTAGATCGTGCATTAGTAAAAAGCGCAATTGCTTTGCAGACAAATAATTTTGTATGTTCAATAAATGGTTCAATTGCCACAGACAATTTAGGCGAACTGAAACCAATCATGGACAGATTTGTAATTGGTGCAACTGGTAATACGTCTGGACCCATGGTTGGACTTAATACTTTTTCCTCACTTCGCTACTATCCAGATGTATTATCAGTTGCCCAACTACAAGCCCTCACAACAACTGTCTCTAACACAATCACTTACAACGGGGTTGCCATCACGTATAATGGTGACGGACTCTTGGAAACCTCATGATATATAAACTATGCCAATTGACTTAGGAAACTCACCAACAGGTACACCGCCGACAGCTGAAGAGAAAACACAGATTCTTTCTGCATTAGGTATCGTAGACCCTGCAACTCGTTCAGGTGCGGAGAATCTTTCAAATAAGACTCTTGTCAGTCCTGCATTCAGCGGAACAGCTAGTGGGCAGTTAGACATACCTTCACAAGTATCTTCTACAGAATTTAGTGCATTAACTCGTACTACACTACGACGCGAACTGATGTCTTCAAGCAGCGTGATACAGCGATTTAACATCTATCGCCCACTTGCGAGTCGTGGAGGGCTCAATGCTGCAAACATAGGGCGTTCAGGCACAACATACACAGACAACAGCGACATACTATCTTTTAGTACTGGTGTTAGTTCGTCTCACGATCATACCACATGGGCTCAACACAATATGGGTGTGTGTTATATCAATGCGGCATCGGGCGCGTCAATGGTTTGGAGCTCCCCATTTTCATTTAATCTACGATGCGCAGTATGTTTTGTTGCTAGTGGTAATGTTGTATACTATGCTGGAGTTTCAAGCTCACTTTCAGGAGGAGTGCCAACCGGTCGTGGTGTTGGTCTTTTCTTAGCCTCAGATGGATATCGTTTATGGGCGCATAGTGGTATTTCGTTTTCAGCGACAGGAGACGCGACTACAGATACAATCACTGCAACAGGACATAATTTTGTCAATGGTGATATTATACGATTCACCGCCTTGACTGGTGGAACTGGCCTTGTTACAACTTCATGTTATTTTGTGATCAACGTGTCTGGAAATACTTTCCAATTATCAAACTCTAGTGGTGGACCAGTTTTAGACTTTACAACTAATATTACTGCTGCTACAATCCCTACGTTGCCAACATACTCTGCTGTGTTAAGCGGTTTCCCAGCTGTGTCAAACGGATTTCAAACTAACCAAAACGTATTGATAAGCTCAGATGGTGCAGGTACAGCTTCTCTGTTCTATAGTCAATCGGGAAGTACTATTGGTAACTCTTCCGTGGCTACCATAGCCGTCCCAAGCAGTGGTTCAAATACACTCAATATGAACCTTACCGTAACTGGAAGAGGTCCATTTGGCACAGCTGGCACAAACTCTGGTTTTGGAATTATGTGCGCAACATTTGCCCCATTTGCAGTATAATATGACTGACTATATTCTTAAATTTCCATCGAGAGACGTCGCCATTCAATTTGGTGCTTCTACTGGCCTTGCAGTTCAATATGAAAATGGTGAATGGTATCCTAATATTGCATCTCATGAGCATGCACTCTTAGAGATTGGACCCCATAATGGAGAAAATTATTGGATTTTATTTCGTGATTTAGTAGGAATTCCAATTCCCGATGGAGCAGATCAGTTTATCTATTGGTCATCTAATCAAACATTTTTAAAGGATGACCAAGAAGTATATGTCTCTAGACCAACAGAAGATCCAAATGTTCCAAATATATTTTGGGCATAATTATTAAAGTTGAAATCATAAAATGTATAAATAGTTAAAGTATGGAAAAAACAAAAGAATTTATTGACAGCCTAATGAATGGTCAAAAAGAGACCTCAGATTCATTATTCTCTGGCATGATACGTGATAAAGTTCGTACAGTATTAGATATCAAAAAGGTTGAACTATCAGCAAATATCTATAACGCTTCACAGCCACAAAGTGAAGTATAAACGTTAATTTTTATAAATAAATACACAACAATCGAATGAAGTTAATTACCGAACATTCAGAAGATTTAAGATATATCTCAGAAGCTGCTGACAATGGTGAAAAGAAATTCATCATTGACGGTATTTTTATGCAAGCTGAGCAGGTGAATCGTAATCGCCGCATATATCCAAAAACAGTTTTAGAAAAAGCCGTACGTAAATACGTCTCGGAATATGTTAATAAAGGACGAGCTGTAGGTGAACTTAATCACCCAGAAGGTCCTACTATTAACCTTGATAAAGTTTCACATCGCATTACCGAACTGCAATGGAACGGCAATGATGTTGTTGGAAAGGCGCTTATACTTGACACACCAATGGGTAAAATTGTGAAAGGACTTTTAGAAGGTGGTTGTCAACTAGGCGTCTCTAGTCGTGGTATGGGAACCGTTGCGAGTAAAAACGGCCAATCCTTTGTTAATGACGACTTTGTGTTGTCAACCGTAGATATTGTTCAAGACCCAAGTGCTCCATCTGCTTTTGTAAATGGAATTATGGAAGGTGTCGAATGGATCTGGGACAATGGCTTGTTAAAGGCGCAACAGCTTGAAAAGTATGAGACAGAAATCAAAAAGGCCTCTTCTGCAAGTCTTGCCGAAGCACAAACAAAAATCTGGACTGATTTCCTCTCCAAACTCTAAACAATAGAAAAAAGTAATATATGGAAAATACACAAATTGAAAACACAACAGATGTCATTGAAGACATCAACGAAGAAACATTACTTTCTCTTGACGAAACCTTAGAGCTTGATCAGGAACAAACTGAGATTGCAGAAGGCAAGTGTAAGAAAGAGGGAGAAGACATGGAAGATGAAGAAGGAGAATCATGCGAATCTGATTCTAAAGAAGGTGAAGATGAGGAAGAAATGACTGAAGCTAAAAAGGTATCTGAAGAAGCTGAAGTAAACTCTGATGAAGAGTTTACTTCATACGCTAAAGGTATTCTTAAGGCTGCTCATGGAGACAAATATGACGAAGCCAAAGCAATGGCCGCAATCGAAGGCATCCTTAAAAAGGCTGATGGAGATTATGGTGCAGCTGTTGGTATGATCACAAGTGGACTTGGCGAAGAAGAAATGGAAGACGAAAAAGAAGTTGAGATGAAAGAAGAAACTGAAGAAGTTATTGAAGAAAACACAATCTCAATTGATACATCTGACATTACTCGTCTCGTTGAAAGTGAAACAGGATTGACTGAAGAGTTTAAAGAAAAAGCTACTACAATCTTTGAAGCTGCTGTTAAGAGCAAGATCAAAGAAACTGAAGAAACTCTTAAAGAAAGCTATGCAGTCGCTCTTATTGAAGAAGTAGAAACAATTAAAAACGAACTCGTTGAAAAGATTGACAACTATCTTACCTATGCAGTTGAAAGCTGGGTAGAAGATAACAAGGTTGCAATCGAAGGCGGACTCCGTACACAAATTGCTGAAAACTTCATTCAATCACTCAAGACAGTATTTGTTGAAAACTATATTGAAGTGCCTGAGTCCAAGCAGGATTTGGTCGCTGAAATGGAAACTTCAATCGCTCAACTTCAAAATGAGTCTTCAGAATTGGAAAACACAGTGCTTGCCCTCAACGAAAAGGTTAATAGCCTTACTCGTGAAAAGGTAATCTCTGAGTCTACAACAGATCTTGCTGACACCCAAGTTGAAAAACTCAAGTCATTACTTGAAGATATTGAATGCACATCTGAGCAGTCATTTCGCAAGAAGGTAGCTACCATCAAGGAATTTTACCTTAATGGCGCTGCAGTCGAAGAAACAGAAACATTGGTTGAAGAAAATGCCAATGAATCTTCCTATATAACAACCGAAACAGTTATAGAAAATGAAACAATTGCAGAAGAAACAGTTTCGCCTGCAATGCAAAAATACTTGACCGCATTATCACGTCTGAACAAGGCAAATGAAGCCACTATTCCAGTACGTTGATAAAGGTTCCAACCCCAAACAACAACAAACAATAAAGAAAAAATACTATTATGTTTAATTCAGAAACACTAGAAAAAAAGTGGGCCCCAATTCTTGAGGCTCAAGACGCCCCTAAGTTCAAGGACAACTATCGTAAGTCAATTACTGCAGTTCTTCTCGAAAACCAAGAAAAAGCACTCAAGGAAGAAAATGCACAATCTGCATATCTTGCTGAAGGCAACTCAATCGGTGACGGCACCGGCGCAGTTAAGACCTGGGATCCAGTTCTTATCAGCCTTGTTCGTCGTGCGATGCCAAACATCGTTGCTTATGATATCGCTGGTGTTCAGCCAATGACCATGCCAACTGGCTTGATCTTCGCTATGCGCAGTCAATATCAAAATGCAGCCGGTGCAAATACTGCTGAAGCTCTCTTCAACAAGCCAGACACCGCATTCAGTGGTCCAGTTACTACTGCACAAGGTGAAGCTCTCACTGGCAATGGTGTTAATGGTAACTACACTGATCCAGTTAATGGTGTCGTTCAAATTGGCCGTACTACTGGTGCAAATGGTACTGGTTTTGGTCAAATGGGATTCACTGTTGACAAGACCACCGTTACTGCTAAGACACGCGCTCTTAAGGCAGAATATTCAATGGAACTTGCTCAAGACCTCAAGGCTGTTCACGGCCTCGACGCAGAAGCAGAACTTGCAAACATCCTCAGCACTGAGATTCTTGCAGAAATCAACCGTGAAGTTATCGACACCGTTAATCTTAAAGCACAAGTTGCCGGCATCAACGGTAGTTTTGATCTTGATCAAGACGCTGACGGTCGTTGGGCTGTTGAGAAGTTCAAGTCACTTCTCTTCCAAATTGAAGTTGAAGCTAATGCAGTTGCTAAGGCAACACGTCGTGGTAAGGCAAACTTCGTACTTTGCAGCAGCAACGTTGCAAGTGCTCTTGCCGCCGCTGGTGTGCTTGACTATGCTCCAGCTCTCTCAACCAACCTCAATGTTGACGACACTGGCAACGTATTCGCTGGTATGGTAAATGGTCGCCTCAAGGTGTTCATCGATCCATTCGCAACTGAAGACTATGTAACTGTTGGTTATCGCGGTACAAACGCATACGACGCTGGTATGTTCTATTGCCCATACGTTCCACTCACAATGGTTCGTGCAGTTGATCCAGACACATTCCAACCAAAGATTGGCTTCAAGACACGTTATGGTCTCGTTGCTAACCCATTTGCTGGTAACCCAACTGCTCTCGATGGTACAGGTGCTAACCAAGCAAACCCATACTTCCGTAAGTTTACGGTAACTGGTATTGGTGGTACTACTTACAACTCAATCGATATGTAAGTTATTGGTTAATTAACCTTTAAATTAGAGGCTACCCGAAAGGGTAGCCTCTTTTTGCATAAATAATAGTATGATAGATTCAAATTTATTAGCGTTAACTGGGTTCAAACTATACATACATGCTGAAGACTTTAAGCATACCCAATATTTTGCTGTAAGTGCAAGTTTTCCTGCTGTGTCATTGCCAGAGGTTACAACTGGATTTCGAAACTTACAAGGGTTTGTTCCAGGTGATAAATTAGCATATGATCCACTAACTGTACGTATTGCAATAGATGAAAGATTAGAGTCGTATCGAGAGATTTTTAATTGGATCTATGCTAATACATCATCCAATACACTAATTAACCATGATATGACGTTACACTTTTTAACAAATCATAACAATATATCTCGCAGTGTACGTTTTGCAAATGCATTTCCTACAAATATAGGAGGGCTAGAGTTTAATATACAACAAACTGAATCAGAATATGCCTATGTAGATGTTACTTTTCGTTATGATTATTTTGAATTTTTATAATGATATATAATATATTATGATGCAACTTGAAGATATACTTAAATTATGGGAAACTGACAGCGTTATTGATGAGATTAATTTAGATGAAACGAGTGTCAAAAGTGCAAGTCTACATTCAAAATATCTAGAACTCTATAGCATCGCAAAGTTAAATCTCAAAAAGAAAGAACTCTCTATGGCTCATTTGCGCAAAGACAAATGGCTCTACTATAATGGTAAGATGACTAAAGATGAAATGGATGCCAAAGGATGGCCATATGATCCATTCTCTGGTATGACGAAACCGCTTAAGAGCGACATGGAGTTGTTTTACACTACAGACTCTGATATTATGAAACTTCAAGGACAAATAGAATATCAATCTACAATTGTTGAAGCTCTTAAAGATATTATGGACAATATAAAGTGGAGACAGTCTACAATTAAAAATATCATAGATTGGAAGCGATTTACGTCAGGCGTTTGATGACAAACCTAGGCATAACTAAAGTTGACGAAACTTCATTGAGAATAGTCTCTAATGATTCTGGAATTCTTATGGAGCTTTCAGAGCATTTTACGTTTTATGCTGAAGGTTATAAGTTTATGCCGCTCTATCGTAATAAAATGTGGGATGGCAAGGTGCGTCTCTACGATTCACGTACTGGTCGCTTGCCTTATGGTCTGCTATTTGATGTGCTAAAGTTTGCAAACTCTCATGGTTATAGTTATGAATTGCATCATAGCATAACTGAACGAGATGTACCAACAGCACAATCATTGTTAGATTATGCAAATAGTTTACATATAACGAGTGGTGGAACGCAGATAACACCACGAGACTATCAACTTGAAGCATATGTACATGCATGCACTGAAGGACGCAGTCTTGTAATATCACCCACTGGCTCTGGAAAAAGTTTAATTATCTATTTATGTATTCGTTGGTTTTTAGAACACTATGACCAAAAGGTATTGATTGTAGTACCTACAACATCACTCGTTGAGCAAATGACAAAAGACTTTGCAGACTATTCGCAGCATGATGTATCATTTGATGTTGACAGTGAAGTGCATAAAATATATTCAGGCAAAGAAAAACATAACATAGAGTCTCGTGTTATTATTACTACATGGCAAAGCGCAATCACATTACAAAAATCCTGGTTTCAAAGCTATGGTATGGTTATAGGAGATGAA